CTGTCCATCACTCCATCGTAGAGGGCACCTGTGCCCTGGACGAATACCGACTTGACCAGGGTAAACAACGCGCGGAACTTGCCGCGCTCGCCGCGCTTGCGGCCGAATAATAAACTGCCGCCCGTCTTAACGAAAAAGCCGTCCGGAACATCTCGCGGTGAAGAGAACCTTGCCACGCCGGCGGGGGTCAGGCCCTCGCCGATGGGGATTGCCAAAAACTTCGCTCGCTTCGGACGGATGGTCTTTTCCTCGTCGGAAAGGAGCCAGGCATACTTGCCTACGGTTGAATTCGACTTAACGCCGACGACGCCTTCGAAATCACCTTCGAGCCAGCCGTCAATGGCGCGGGCCAAAGAGCCGGTGCGGCGCTTTAAGCTCTGGCCGGACAGATAATCGCGGACGACTTTACCGGCGGCGAGCTTGACGCCCTTTCCCAGCCCCTGCGAACAGGCCCTGCCGATGACCTTGCCCATAGAGCCTAATTCGGCAACCGTTCGACTAAAACCCGGCCCCATCTCTATCCGAATCATCATAGAGACGGCCTCCTGTAGGGTTTGAGAATCTCTTTGACCATAGGCAACAGGTCCATTGCACTGAACTTGTTTATACTGCCTCCCTTGAAGCCAACGCCGGACAGGCCGATATCATCCCTGCGTTTGAAGATAAACGACGCCTGCTCAATCGCCGCCTCACGCAAGTCCGGCGGCATTGCAAATTCACCTTCGCCCGGCGTCTGGCCGGCGGAGCAGTAGCCGCCGCGATAAATCACCTCAATCGAATCCTGGACCTGAGACCAGCTCATAGAGATTCGATAGAGCAGGCCGTTATTACCCTGATTGATTTTGCGAAATTCCGTGTTTTCGGTTATGGCCGTTGCGTTGTCGAAATCGAAATCGAGGGCCTCTTTTATCGAGGTCAGTGAAACGACTGGGTATCGCTTTAACGGTAGAAGGGTTCCGCAGCCGCCGTAATATTCGGTGGCGTCGGCGGCGTTCATAACGAACGTTCGCCTGCAAAAGCCGCCGAAGACCGATTCGAGACCGGAGATAATACGATTGATGGCTTCATCATAGTCGGTTCCGCTAAGACTTAACCGTTCTTTGACGTCGGCTAAGGTACAGATTCGGCCCGTGCAGCTATCGGCCAAAAGGACGGCCTTCGCCGTAGTATCCTCTGTCGCCGCACAGACGGCCCGTATGCGTAAAAACTTCGCCGTCTCGGTAAAAGTACCGGCCTTTGCGACACCGGAGGCGATAGGAACGGCCGGGACGCCGTCATGCTGGTCGATATCGGCGGTAACACCACCGTCATCGGAGGTATCAATTTGGACATCGGCAATATCATCGGCCGAGCCGCCGCCGGCGTTCTCAACGATAATTGTAAAGCCGGAGACGGATTCGATATTAACCCAGTCTATTAACACCGTAAGACTGTCGTCGACTGCAACGGCAGAAGCTGTTTTTGCCACTAATTCAGCCATTTATAAACACCTGTCAAACCACCTTTAATAGGGCATTAAAGTTACTTTGTTTTATAATCGCCGCCCGCCTTTTCCGGCCGCATTTGCTTGTCCTTCGGTGAGGATTCGAACGCCTTTTGACGATTGTCTTCCGGCTTTCGCGACGGTTTTTTTCCCTGATTTTGGTTCATCGGCGGGAGCTCCTTAAAACAATCATCGGGCAACTGCCTTGCAACGCGTGGATCCAACTCGTAGTTTTTGTCCTTGGCGAATCGGCCGAGCGGCCCTTTGTAGTCCCTTAGAATTTTAATTCGCATTTTTTGTTCCTTTGGGTTTTCGCCGCCGCTTCGTGGGTTTTCGCCGCCGCTTCGGCGGAGCAGGCTCATCGACCGACTCATCAATTACCTTGGCTTCGGCCCGGTCAGTCCAGGGGGCCCGGTCAGTCCAGGGGGCCCGGGCCTTTTCGTAGCTGCCCTTAGGTAGCAGCTTCAGCCGGTCAGGAGGCAGGTCGTAACGAAGGCCTTTTATAAACAGGCCGGCACTGCCGGCGAGAGTATCCAACATTCGTATCCACATAAATCACCTCGTTTTTAGTTCATTATTCATAGTTCGTTGTTCATTGTTCGTTGTTCATTGTTCGTTGTCGGAGTCAGCCCCGCCCTCGTCCTAAAGGGCGAGGGCGGGACGATGAACTCTCAATTATGAACCCATTTTACTACTTACGCCTCAATCAGCTCTGTCAGGCCCATGCCTGCGGCGCAACGGGGACTCTCATCGACGGGAAAGCCGATGGCCAGAATGGCCAGGTTCGAGCCGTTCACAGCTCCTGCCGCCGAGTGCGGGGCCTGAACCTGCATATAACGCTTGTGGGTCTTGGTCAAATCGACGTAGATACCAAAGAGCTTGTCATCTTCGTTATACTGGATGGCGTCGGCCAGGGCTGCGCTGGCGACGGCTGTATAGCTGCCGCCGGTGGTATCACATTCTTCAACGAGCGGGGCGGTCCCTTCGGCGGTAGAGCCGATAGCATCGCCTGCTGCAACATCGGTCGTGCCGACCATAAGCAGAAACAACATCGCACCCAGGCCCTGTGTATCGTAGTAGGTGTTGCCGGCGAAGTCGCCATCATCCTTTATCTGAGGAGGCGTGACCGTTTTGAACTTGAGCATCTTTAGAATCGCTCTTAAATCCATAACAAAATCCTTTCAAATTTGTTCGTTGTTCGTTGTTCGTTGTTCATTGTTCATTGTCGATGAACTATCAACTATTCACTATCAACTCAATTATTCGGTTGCCGTATCGGTAATCAGGCCGCAAATCGGGCCGGCATTAGTAGTGCCGCCGACGCCGTGAGCGTTGATTGCGATGCGGTCCCGGCCGCGTACGGCTATGACGCCCTTCTCGAAGTATCGCTCGGAAGACTGGGCGAATTCAATGCCGCCCCTGGTGCCTAACATTGCTCCCTGGCGAAGGTTTGCCAGGAGGGCACAGATTTGGCTGACGGCACAGGCCTTGGGCATTACCTGGGTGAACTCGACATCATAGCCCATATATGTCCGCTGCTTGGTTACCTGACCGGCAAGTATCTCAGTGGCGGTGCCGCTGCCGGCGGCAAAAGCCAATTTGACCATAACGGTCCAGAAGAAGTACCGGTGGACATACCACTTAAGGTCACCGTCATCGGCCATCTCAGGGACGGTACCTACGACTTTTTCAAAATCGGCAAGGGCCAAATCATCATAGTGAAAGCCGCAGCCTGCAGAACCGACTACAAGTGACTTGATATTTGCAATAGTGGCATCGACCGCTAAGAGAGCGCCGGTAATTCCGGTCATTCCGAAATAGGTGCTGGTGCCGTCACCCAGAAAACCGATAAGGTCCTCGTAGTAAGCCATCGAACGGGCAAACAAGCCTGCCAGCATCTCACCCAAAGCAACCAGAGTATCTTCCTCCAATTCCATCGAATAGGCCGTCAGGAAGTTGAGCGTCCTCGGAGTCAGGGTTACTACCGGAATCTCAGGCTCGGTCTCGGTGATAGTACCGCCCTCGCCGGGCATATAGCCGGTCAGCAGGCCGTCAATCTTGGGCTGGGTGGTTTGCCCGGCGCCCATAGGGACGAGCTGGGCGTTGGCGCGGTACTTGCCGTATTGCTCGATCAGCATGATGATACTGGGTATCTGCTCGACCGTTACCAAAGAGCCGGTGACCTGGCCAGAGCCGACCATGGCCTTATGGCCGTTGCCGTCAACCAGGTAGGGGTCAATCCCCATCTCCTCGAGGGACTTATTGATTTGCTCGACTCTCGTCTTGAACCGGCTGTGGCCGCCCATGGTAGATGCCATGACCAGCAAAGCGAAGGCCTTAGCCTCCTGCGGGGACGAGAAGTAGCCGCGATAGCCTTTATCGAACTGCCCGATTTGCGATGAGAGCTTCCGGCTATTGAGGCCGCGTAACTGGGTGTTCAGGCGGTCTATTTCAGTTTTTACCTCACCGACTCCGGTATTGAGCTTGTCGATATCGGTCTTGGTGTTCTTTAGCAAATCGCTATCTTCGCCCGTGCGCTCCTCGATGAGGTCAACAACCTCTTTTTTGGTGGCGAGATTCTTGTTGATATCGCCTACCGCCTTCTCAACCAAATCGGCGGTTTCCTTTAATCTTTTTTCCATTTGCTCAGGTGTCATAAAATTAACCTCCAATTAAAGTAATTTGGTTTTCAATACGATCGAACTGCTCGGCCATTTTTTCGTCACCGGCGGGAGAAGATGGATCAGAATCGTCACCGAGCATGAGCGATTCTGCGAACCTTTCCGAATCGGTGATTAACGATTTCAGATTCTCAAAATTTTCCTCGCAGAAGGTTTTCAGTTCGGAAATTTGTTTCGTTGCGTCCCTGGCGAATTTTTCCTCAGTCTCCGCATCCAGCTGCCGGTCGAACATGCCCGCTACTTTGACCAGGGCGCCGCGATTGGCACCGACGGCGACGCAGCTGACCTCAAGCAATTCGAGCTTGGTAGTAACGTAGATTTTGCGGCCATCAATTTCCTCGAATCGCATTTCACAGTCAATAAAACCGATTGAAATGGCCTTCTGGTGGCCATCTCGAAAATTGACCCAATAGGTCTCGGCGTTCTCGGTGGTCGAGAATATAATGTCCATATCCACTTCATCCGCCAGTACTTTGAAGGCTTCGGGCGGAGCGTGGCCGATGACCGAGGATTTTCCGGTCGACAGCCGATGCTGATGGTCACCTAATACTACGGGATTTGGTGCATATCCTTTAAGAGCCTCAGCTATGGCATCAATTTCGATACGTTCATTATGACGGTCGATTTCGTCCTTCGAGATACAGACCGTGATTCGGCGGTTTTCACTGTCCACCGCTTTGACCTGCGGATAAAAATACTTCATTTTAGGTTCCATCTTTTTTGGCCCTTTTTTTGGATTCCGACATATCGGAATAGGAATAGAATTTAAGATTACTGTAATAGGTAAGGTCGAACACCTTACCAGCGGTTCTGCGGGCCAGCTCGACGCAGCGGCAGTTGATTATCTCACCGGCGGTGCCGGCGGGATCACCCGGGTACATCAGAAAAGAATCGCCGACCTGAAATAGCCGGTCGAGAGG